AAATCTTTTACATGTATCTTAACAGTTTTAGCAAACGTATCTATACATCTATCTACTTCTTTTTCAGTTAAGTTTTCATTCTTCTTTTCGAATAAATTATATATATCTTCTACTAATGTTTCTATTTTTTTCATAATGTTTTGTGAGAGACTGCAAGGTGGAAGCCTACTAAACAGTCTCTCACTTTCCTTTTATTAAGAGGCAAAAGGAATTTTTTCACCACCTGTTTCATCAGGTGCGTAACCATCAGAGACGACATCAAAGTCCTCTCTTTCTTCATAGGGAATTAAATCTACAACCTGAATCTTTTTTAGGTCTGCAGATACTCCTTCCTTCCCAGCGTACTTCCACTCATACGTTGTGTATAGTACGTTAACCTTTGAACCATTACCTACTAAATCCATCATAGGTCTTTTCTGCCCATCAACTACAACAGGTGGAGTATTATCATTACCATCTTTTCTTTTCACCTTTCTTTTGATAGTAACATATTCTCCTTTAGTCTCATCAGTCTTTATATTGAGACCATCTTTCTCTGCGATAGCTTTATTATCAGCATCTAGATTACCTACATCTATTTGCCAACTTGGTTCAAACTTCGTGTTAGGGCTTTGTATGCTAGCCCAGTAAGCAGTTCCACTTATAACACTCATTGGTGTTCTCCTTTTTTGGTTAATAAAATTATATTATAGCATAGTTTATTATTCACTGTCAACACTTTTTTTAATTATAGTTTGAGAAAAAAGATTCTGTATATTCATTAGATACATTTTAGATGCATTATGGTCCCCACCGGATACACTCCTAACTTGATTAGCATTAATAGATGCATTAATAATTTTCTTTAACATCTTCGTTTCAAATACTAATGTGCCAAACACTTCATCTCCCACACATAAATTATGAAACCAATAATCTGAATCAGTAGCATTAATACCACTAGGTTTACCATAGCTTTCATATTCTATTGCTATGTTACCTGTCTGTAACCACATACCTCTTTCAGATTTTACTTCTATCTTTTTGTCTTGTAGCATATTGGCCACAATCTTTTCTCTTACTTGACCATACTTTAAATCCAGGTCAAACTTCTTTCTATCTTGTGTCTTTGGTTCTAGTTTACTCATTATTATTTTCTGACTCCTCTAAATATTTTATTGCACGTTTTAAATTAATAGTGTTATCTCCAAATGCTCCTAGTGTTACATTGCAAGGACTACATATCCAGCCTCTTACTTTACCTGTATCATGGTCATGGTCTAACACCCATCTCTTTTCAAATCTTCTTGAAGATGGTTTGTATGTATCTCTATCTACAACCACAGTTAAATTATTTATCTCCTCTAAAGTTCTAGTACATATAGGACATCTATAATCATCAGAAGGATATGGTAATGTATTATATTTAATTCTTTCTCTTCTCTCTGCATTATAATCTTTTTGACAAGATAAACACATAGTGCTTAATATACCAGTATCATTTCTTAGTATAGTTCTTATCTCAAAATTCTCTCTAGTTATAGGTTTAGCTTTTTTACATTTTCTACATGTATAAGTTTCAATACTACTATCATATTTTTTTTCATAGTCTTCTAAATTAAATAATGATAATTGGTCTAATGAGTTTCTGCCCATGTTAATCCTACCTTGTAATCATTATCTAAAGGACATCTTAGTTTTAATAAGTTCTCCGTTTCTTTCATGGCTATTCTTGTAATACTACAAAACTCTCCTACATCTTTATTAGCTACTTCAAACTGGTACTCATCATGCACAGAGGCCACAAGTTTTACATCTAGTTTTTTATTATAAACTCTGTGTGTAATTCTTAGTAACCAATGCTTACAAATAATAGCACCAGCTCCTTGCAATAAAGTATTCAATGCTGAATGTGGACTCCTAACTTTTAAGTACCTACCATCAATAGCTTTTATTCTTCCTTTATAGCCAGCACTTTCTACCTGACTACGTAGTCTTTTAAGAGAAGGTAAGTTAGATAAGAACCTATTAATTAAAACATTACCTTGTTGTTTTCCAGCTCCTATTATCTTACCTATCTTCTCTGCACCAGCACCATAAAGAAAAGCATAGATAAATGTTTTTGCTTGGTCTCTATCTTTTATACCGGCTAACTCCATATTCTTTGTATGTATATCTCCATTCAATATCTCATCAGTATAATTTGTGTCATTAAGATAATGTGCAAGACAACGTAACTCTAGACCACTAGCATCAGTGCCTACTAATTTGTATTTAGTAGTGTCCGATACAGTCCAGAGACCTCTACATTCTTTTCCATATGGTGAGTACGTGGCCGGAATTTGTGCCATGTTAGGTGAGTTATGTGCCATGCGACCTGTAATAGTTCTTAGTGTCATAACTCTACCATGCACTCTATTACTATTATCACATGCTTCAATCCAGGATTCTACCATTACTGCCCTTTTCTGCAGTAAGAAATACTTTGCAAATCTTTCTGCAGTTAGTTTCAACTCCGGCTCTTTGATTGTTTTTAAAACAGCTTCATTAATTATAATATTATCTTTATCAGTAAACTGTTTTGGTTTCCAACCTCTCTTCATTAATCTATCAGCTATCTGCTGACGAGAGCCAATGTTAAATGGTATCTCCTTTGTCTTCGTCTTCATCTCCACAATGGTAGGTTCAAACTCTTCCAAAGACCATTGCTCTAAATCATAGATATCATCTTTTAGTTTTGCTAATAACTCCTGTGCTTTTCTTATATCAAAAGCAAAACCATTCTTCTCTTGTTGGTCTATGATTAATCTAATATCATGTTCTAAATCTATAGACTCTTTTGTAAAACCTTTACTTTCTTTTAACAACTCTTTGTAAACTGCGTGTGTAATCTCTACGTCTTGTTTACAATAGTCTAACATAGCTTGATTATATTTTGAAAAGTTTACTCCTTCACCACCTTTAAGCATGTTTAGTTTTTCACCCCATGCTCGTAGGCCATGACCTTTTTCTCTAATAGGATTAAACAACTGAGATAAAATTAAAGTATCTACAATATTACCTGGAAGTATCTCTGCATTTAATAATCTATTTAAAACCGGTGCATCAAAAGATAAACCATTGTGCATAATAAATTTATCTACACCCTTTGCCCAGTTTTTAAAACCATACATATTAGATGAGTCCCATACATATGTAGTATTTGTATCTATATCCTTTGCTACTATGCAGTGTATCTTAGAAGGATTAAATCCATCTGTTTCAATATCAAGAACTACTATCATGTATCTTTAAATAACTCTTTTTGTTTTTCCATAGTAGGTAAATTAAATGTGTGATATACATATACATATGTCTCACATTTAGGACAACTTAAATTACTGACGATATCATAATCGTCTCCTTCTTCTCCATCATGGTCTCCACCATGTATTAATTCTGTTCCACAATGTAAACATTTCATCATACTACTCCTTGTGCTTCGTTAAATTCATCTTCAAATGGATTGTCTATTTGTGACATTCTACCAGATTTTTTATCATAATGCAAGTAAGAACATACACCGGTCTCTCCAGTATATCTATTCTTTAATATACGAATCGTTGTAGTGCATGCTATAACTTCATCATCTGCTTGTTGATTTCTTTCTAAAGCAATCACACTATCAGATAGGTGAGCAATACTTGCACTCCCTCTCAAATGTGATAGAGTAACTTCCTTTCCATTCTCGTGTCCTAAATCTCCTGATGGTCTCCTAAGATGTGATACTAATAATAAACCAACTCCAGTTTCTTCTACTAAAGAACGTAGCTTGGTCATCAATACATCAATAGACTTTCTTTCATCTCCTTCGTCTTGGCCACTAACTAAGATAGATAAATGGTCTAAGAATATCCACTTACAATCTAAAGACTTGGCCATGTATCTAACTCTAGATAGTATCTCGTCATTACCTATTGAACCAAAGTGGTCGAAGGCAAAGAACCTACCAGAACCAATCGTATCTTTCTGCCATTGATTTAATTGTTCTCTTGAGAATTGATTACGTATTTCTTTTATGTATAATCTTTGGTTAGCCTCCACTGACATAATGTTGAAGGCAGTATTCTTTGTACTCTCTTCCAATGCTAGTATTCCTATATTGTCATTAGAGTTTTTAAGAATATGATGCATCAACTCACGCATGATTGAAGACTTACCCATGCCGGCACCGGAAGTAAATGTAACTAACTCTCCTGTTCTCATGCCATATGTTTTTTCATTCATGGCACTCCAAGGATAGGGAATAGTTTCACAATAATCTTCTTCGTACAATGAATCTCCTAGCTTGGCCAAATTCATTATGCCAGCCGGTGTATATGCTTCTGCACTCCACCAATCTTGCACAAAGTCTTTTGACTTGCCCATCTTCTGATATTCATTTGCATCTTTGTAATCTAATCTTACAATCTTACACTTGTTAGGTTCAAATAATTGGGCAACCTTCTGTGATGCTTCAATACCAGGTTTGTCGTTATCAAAACAAACAACAACATTATCGAAACTATTTAGGTACTCCAAGTGCTGTTTGCAATTCTGTACTGCACTTTGCACTCCATTCTTAATTGATACTACTGCCCACTTACTACCTAACATTTCGTAGGCAGACATTGCATCTATCTCACCTTCAGTGATAGTAATATATTTACCACCGGACTTAAATAAATTCTGGCCGAAGAGCAAGGCATCTCTCATATCTCCTTGAGACCATATTCTTTTACCTTCTACTTGGCGAATCTTTGTAGCAACGTGGCTACCTTCTGTATTAAAATATTCGTAATAGTGATGTGAAATCATAGAACCATTTGTTTTTATTTTAGTTCTATATTTTCTAGCAGTACCTTCTGATATTCTCCTATCAGATATACTCCCATAATCACCAGCACTAGAAACTTTGTTTGTTATTTCTACTACTTTGCTTTCCATTTTTGCCTCTCCTACGTTATTAAATCTTTTGTTACAAGAAAAGCAGAAGGCATGCCCATCAGCATGAATGTTATAACCATTATTTGATTCTCCACAAGGGCATTTCCCTCTGCTTATCCACTTAGTCTGCATCACATCATACCTACTGCATTAGTTACTCCTATGACAGTGTATATTACTGTGTACCATAATAAAAATTCTAACATTGTATTTATATTCCTTTCTAAATTATTTAAAAGTATAATAAAACATCATAATAAAAACATATAAAATCCATAATGATGTTAATAAAATAAATATATTAATTATTATATTAATTATTATATTATAATATTTATATATTATACCTATGTATTTTTTTATGTCAATCAAAATCTTCTAACTTTGATTTATAAACTTTCTCTGCTGAAAAAATATCTAAATCTATACTGTTTTTACAATCATTTTCAGCATATCTTTTTGCCTCTTCATTAGAGCAACCCTCTCTCTTGTACTCTTTAAATAATTTTCGATACAATCTTTTTGCATCTTTATCCCAAAGATTACTCATCTCAAACTCCTAACTATTATAAATTAAAAAAAATAAACTAATCAACAATAGAACTGGAAAGATATTATTAACCCACAAGTTTTTAGTTTTTGTTGTTTCTTTAAACCATTTACCGGTGGCCTTTAATCTTCTTTCTCTATTTCTATCCATCTTTTAAATGCT